GACGAAGGTGAGACACAAGGATCAACGCTAGGTCTAACTCACTACAGAGAACACGAAGGCGGTGGATGATTGAATCTACAAGAGTACGTTCATTAGTCGTCTCTCCAGTAAGGCCACTGATTAATATCGATACGTGGTCTAACACGATAACGTCACAATTAAGCCCATGCTTCATGTACCTGATGCGGTTCTCGATGGTGTCCATGTCTGTGGATCCGAAGTGATCGAAGAGGTATATCGGACCTTGGGAGAGAAGGTCTTCAAAGCCATCTTCGATCTCTTCTTTGGAAGCAGCGTCATCATCGATCACAATGTTCTTGTTGATGTGGATGCCTACCAAACCTTGGGAGGTTCGCTTGGTAGACTCTTCCAACATCATCATGCCTACAGTGAACCCATCAGAATGGATCTTATAGGCGAACTCTCTGATCAATGTGCTTTTGCCGACACCGCTTCCGGCTGCCAACGTGATCAGTCCTGTTCTGATCCCCTTGAGCATTTCGTTGAGTTTTGGATATGGATATTTGATTGGTGACTCAGCGTCTTTGACAGCGATGGTGTCTCTAAGATCTTCCATGCTGACGATGCCATCTGGTCTGTAACTTTGAGCCTGATGGATCGCCGTAATTATTGCGCCTGACTGTCCCTTCAAGAGACACTCGTTTGGATCTTTATGGGGCAACACGGCAATCTTTGTTTTGCCTAGTGGCAAGACTTCGGCACATGCTTTTGCACTGTCGATCCCTGCCTCATCCTGATCAAACATCAAGATAATCTCTTCGAAGTTGTTGAGGTAGTCGAGTGCTTTCAGTAAATGCTTCTTTGCTGACTGCGCCCCATGAGGAAGTCCGACTGTTGCAAATTTATTACCTTGGATCATCGAGACGGTCATGGTGTCAATTTCACCTTCGCAAACCACGATCTTCTTGCCTGACGACCACAAGTGTTGAGCGTAGAGACCCATCTCTTTGGCTTTGCCCACTGTTGAAAACTGTTTGTCTTTAGTCCTGATCTTCTGCGCGACTGGCTTACCTTGCCTGTCCTTGTAGGTGGCGATCTGAACTGATTGTCCTTTGTGTAGACCAACGCGATAGTCGAACTTACGGCAAGTCGCCTCGTCTATCTGTCTGGCTCGTAACTCTTTGAACTCTCCGCTTAAGAGTTCTACACCCTCCTCTATCACCTTTACGGAGTGGTAGTCGGTGTCTCCATCGCCTGACGTGTACGTCTCGCAACTAAAACACCACATCGATCCATCTGTATATAGCGAGTTGGCGTCACTCGAGCCGCACTTGTCACACGGCTCATGCCGCACGAAGTCGGCTCCATCCGTTGATGGCTCCATAGTCATTCTCCTGTCTGTAAGTAAAAAAGGAGCCGTCCTAAGACGACCCCTTGCTCTCGCTTGATTGGACACACTCGGCTATCCAGTCATCTGGAATGACCTTATGCGCCCATCGGAAACCATGCTTTTCGCAGTAGTCGGCGTAAGTAGTTTTCGATCCCTTGTAGAGTTTGGCTCTACTGTTTGAGAAGACAAAACGAATATCGATATCAGGCTGTTGATCACGAATAAGCAAATGCTTGGCTCGATCTGCAACTGCCCAGATACCTTTACTTTCTAAATACCAATAGCCGTTTTGCTTCGGGAGTTTGAAGTCAGGCGTGTACTTCGCGTTCCTCGAAGGGACGACATACTGGATCTTGTCGGTCTCATATAGAACTTCGATCTTGTGGGATCTCAACTGTTTAGCAATAGTTTCCTCAAGACCCGACCGATATCCATTAGCCAAGCCTCGATAGAAAGATCTGTTCCTTCTAGGTAAACTAGAAGTCATCATCATCTAGTTCATCTACTGGAGTTCCATTTGCTGATGACCATTCGCCATCATTATCTTCTATGGAAAACTCTCCATCTTCAACAGCATCAAAGCCTCCTCCGTCGCCAGAAAAGCCGTCAACTACCTTAACCAGTTGTACCCGATCAAGAAGTAATCCGACGCCGTTAGTACCGCTAACGCTATAAATGTTTAGGATACCTGCAGCCTTCAATCTGGAGCCGCCATTGACTCGAGGCAACTTCTCCGGAGTAATCACTTGACCATTTGAGTCGTAGTATTTCGGTTGATATTTACTTTGTACTTTGAAACTGACTTGTCCGGTCTCGTCGTCTTTGGAAAACGCAAACTTAATATTCTTCTTGTTACCAAATGCGTCTGCAGCCGCCTCCCTCATCATTTTCATGAGAGGCTCGGCTTCCTTGGGTGTCATTAACAACTCTGTTTTGTACTTTGGGTTGTCCTTGTCAAACGCTGAGTCTGGAGTGTTCAGATGCGGATATTTCGCAGTTCCTACAGCCGTTTGGAATGGTGTTACTTTTGGCATACTTTTGTCCTTTTAGAAAAAGGGGCGGACCCCAGTTACAGAAGTCCGCCCCAGACAGGGAGAGATAAAAAGAAGAAAGACATCGCTTCCTTCAAGAGGGGGACATAAGTACTAACTAAAACAAAAGTCGCTGTTTTTAATTTGCTCCAGATCCAAGGTTCCTTTTTCTGGGATCTTATGCTCAAAGACATGCGCCGGATTGTTCAACTGATTCCTGATCTCATCCTCAAACTTGTCGAACAGACAGTCCTCTGAATACATATCCACGAGAGTTGATCTTACAGTGTCGTAAAGATCCCAAGCGTTGCCACTGACTGAAAATGAGTCATGGATCATGAAAAAGTCTTCCGCTGTGCCATCGTCGATCATCCGACACACAACTTTATGAACGTGGGCGCTGTCGCAGCCATGGATGAAGTTGGGCGCGATGGCATTTGTCGCCTTTTTGACGTCCGCTGCATCCAACTCCTGACTGAGGCTAACTTTAGTTCTCTTGCGCTGCTTGATTGCTCGGTCATACAAAAAGATCTTGATCTCTCGACGTCTGGTCTTTCTGTAGTCTTGTACAATCGGAAAGCCGCTCGGAGATGTCCACTTGACCGCCTTATTCTCTCGCGCCAAGACCTCCGTGATGCCTTGGAGATACTCCATAGCGCCAGAGACCTTCGGTAAGGTCTTCTGGATCGCTTGGTAACTTACGTTGGCAATGAACCTAGCCGCCTCGAATTGACCTTGCTCTGTCGGCGCTATTGGGTGCTTATCGATTAGTTTGTAGGCGACTTTGCGCTGCAAAGGCTTCATAAGATCTTCGACGAATTGTGCCGCCATGCCCACTGGCTTCGAAGAGTAGCCAAAGGTCATTGTTGCTCGCTTCAGAACGGATCTTGTGATGCCGTAGTCGAGCCAGACGCGACTTAGTTTTCCGACTGTCGAACTGTCCTTCCGTTTAGCGTTAAACTTCACTTTGCTCGACCGCTGCTCCTCAAGGATCTTTGTGACACTCTCTGCATTACTGGCGTAAATGTCTGCCACGGTCTTTGACGGTACAAGGTTGACCAATGCTCCTTCACGCTGACTGCGGTTTAGGCATGAGTAGTGCTGAACGCCACTATTAGTGCCATCCATGGCGATGGGCACATAGCAAACAAAGTCTTCACCTTCCTCAACCCATCGAGCATACTCTAGGGCTGCGGCAACGAATTGGAACGGCTTGTCTGCTTTACTCCAAAAGTCATAAGATTGCTTAAAGTCCTTGGCTATTGAAAGAATGTTGTCGTGGTTGTCTTGGACCCACTCGACACGCTCGTCCAAGGGTGCCTTGCTGATCTTATCGAAGTCTCCGACGTTTGCCAGATGGATCATCAGCCAGTAGGCATTGTTGCCCTCGACTCTGTAGCCTCTGTAGTAGGTAAACAGCGCCTTGATGTGATCGTCACGAAAGTAGTTGAACGACGGAATGCTGTATATACGCCCTCGAAAATCAAGGTTCATCGGCAAGAAGAACTTATCGTGGACCGCTAGTTCATGCGCTGTCTGAAGATCCTGTCTCATGACCTCCGCTGCGCCCTTGACCTGCGTCACCAGTTTCTGGTGCCTACGGATGTCGGCTTTGATTTCCGCGATGACTTGCGGCTCCAACTCTTGCCAGTTCTCCGGCATCCGTGGTCTCTCTGGTAGATCTTGAGTCGGAAACTTGCCCAACTGTTTACGCTCGTCCCAACACCACTGGACAACCTCCAGAATGGCGTCATTGATTGCGAGTGGTGTGGCTTGGATAGCGTTGACTGCTCGGACGTAATCTGGAGTGCCTTTCGTAAACTGATGTCGAATTGTATTCTCTTGCTCTATCGTTGGCGACCTCACCAACTTCACACAACTCGAAAGAAACTCATCGTGATAGGCACCAGTATCAAAGTCCGTCCATGGGTTTGGCTCTGACAGCATCGGTTTAAATATGGGTGCCATCCAACTTAGGTATTTTTCTGACTTCTCAAGTTGCTTCTCGGCTGCTTCCGTGAACTTCAGCCGAAGCATCGTATTGTTTTTGCCTTCGATCTCAAGTGACTTGTCGAACACATGAGAGCACTCAAGCACAATCGATAGAACAGGAGCCGCAAGTTTGGTCCGTCGTTCTTTGATTGACTGACGCTCGGCCCTTGTCTTTGCAGTTCCAAAGTTCATTGATCGAAAGCCATTTTTCTCCGCGATAATGCGTAAAGCCTTCAGTCTGTACTTTGGACTAGAGTGTGCCGTTGTCACCTGATTGATTATTCTTTTGTTGGTGTTGCGTGGCTTTGGGCGCTCTAGTCCTGCTTTGGCTGCAATGTCTATGGCTGTCTGATGTTCCTGTTTGTCGTGCCATAGCAACTCGTTCTTTAGTAACTCTTTCTCGATCAGTTCGCCAATCGTTTGGGTTATTTGGGTGACTGTGGACACCTTCAACACCCCATTAAAAGAACACATTAGACCAATGTAAGCCAAGATATCTTCTTCAACTGTAGACAACTCTTCGACCCAAGTTGGAATCCGTCCCTTAGACTTCCTGCCTTCTTTAAGTGCCTTTTGTATGCCTTCAGTGACTTTGGGCATTGCTTGTTTTAGGTGGTTGAAGTGGGAGGGGCTATCTGTGACATCTTCGGAGCCCTCGTGCTTGTCTTTGTATCTTTCGTTTCCTTGGTCTCTCATAGATGTTTCGTAGGCGGCATTAGTGTCTGTAGTGGTCATGCGTCTGCTTTCCCTTTGTCTTTCTAATAGGGGGACAGATGGTGCGCCCTAAGTGAGACGCACCTCTTGTCGAAAACAAATGTGAATTGATTGCCTGTCTAAAGTACACGCCCTTTAGTTAGGCGCTTTGTCTGCCTCGTGGTGCCTACTTTGTTTTCAGTAGTTCACCTATTTTTTCGTGAGAATTACTCAGGTAGTTCAGGTTATATTTGTTGGCTAAATGCGTGACGAAGTCTGCATACCCCAACCAACATTCCACAACTATCTCAGTGGCTTGGATGCTCCGGTGCTTTTGTTTATTACGCTTTATATGG